CTACACCAATCAGGAATCCTACAAGCGGACCTTCCCTGCGAGGTATCAAGCGCTGGTGGCTCGGGGTGCAACCGAGAAAGACATCTCGGCTTACGTCTCAGCCTACAACAAGAACAAGATGATCAACATGATCCTGGAGCAGACCTTGGTTCCAGTCTGGGTACTCAACCAGGATATTTACCAGTCAGCGATCAACACCCAAGCCAAGATCATGCTGGATGTGAGCGTGAACTCCAGAGATCGAACAGCGGCCGCCAACAGTTTGCTGACCCACCTTAAGAAGCCAGAGACCAAGCAGGTCGAGCTTTCCATTGGGGTGAACGAAAGCAACGGCATGACAGAGCTCAATGCCATCATGCAGTCGCTGGCCGGTCGTCAGCAGGAGCTGATCGCACAAGGCGCAACCACCCGAGAGATCGCACACCAATCGCTGTCCGTGGCCAAGGACATCTCCAAGCAACCGGGGAACATCATCGAGGCTACAGCCGTGCCCGTTGGTTCACCTCCCCCCGCTCAGTCACATGCTGCCCTCTCGATGAAAGCTCTTTGATCCATGTCCTACATCACACCCAAAGCACCGCCGTCGATCAATCCAGTGACCGGCGATCCAATGCCAGGACAGGGGAACGGTCAAGGGCTCGAGCAGTACTGGCTCAAAGGTTCCACCCGCCAGCCGGCTGCTAAATCCAGTGAGCTTCGCCCTGGCGATCTCTCCGCAACATTCGGACAGCTATCCCACACGCTCGTTGAAGGGCGCAAAGACGACAGCGGCAAATCTCGGATGGATCTGCTTCCCCCAGAGGCATTGTTTGCTGTGGCTCAAGTGCTGAGCTTTGGGGCCAACAAATACGGTGAGCGTAACTGGGAACAAGGCATGAGCTGGGGCCGGGTGTTCGGTGCGCTGATGCGGCACATGTGGGCATGGTGGGCTGGCAAGGCGCCTACGTCCAAGAGCTTCCTCTTTGGGGACCAAGACGACGAGACCAAGTTCTCCCATCTGTGGCATGCCGGTTGCTGCATCATGTTCTTGATTGCCTATGAGGAACGTGGCTCCGGCACCGATGATCGCTTCGTGGGATCAAAGTAATGCAGCTCCTGGATCCAGCCATCGCAGGTAACGAAGGCAAGTCAGACAGCGAGCTGGATCTGGACAAGGAGCTTGCACTTACTGGATTGGTTCGCCAGTCGGTCAGTGATTGGCTGAACCAAGTTGACTACAATGAGTTGAACTCCGGGCACTTCATCCCTGGGACTTTCGCCCTCAAGTTCATGAACTTTATCAAGCTGGTCAACGGAGAAGATGGTGAGCAAAACAAGACCCCCGTGGTTCATCTTGCCATGCTGGATGAGATCGGTGGAACCAAGAAGCAGATCGCCAACCTGTGCCACCGAGGACTTGGCAAAACCACGTTGATGGCAGAATACCTGTTCCTCTATGTCGCTGTGTTTGGCGAGATCGAAGGCTTCGGTAAGATTTCCGGTGCACTCTACGTTGGCGACTCGATGGACAACGGCGTCAAAGGTCTGCGCAAGAACATCGAGTTTCGTTATGACAATTCGGAGTTCCTTCAGGAGTGGATCGCTGAAGCCACGTTCACCGATGCCTACATCGAGTTCAAGAACAAGAACGGCCACCAGTTTGGTCTGAAGATGTTCGGCGCCAAGTCGGGCATCCGCGGAACCAAGATCTTTGGTCAACGCCCCTCTCTGTGCATCCTCGATGACCTGGTGAGCGATGAGGATGCGAAGTCCAAGGTCTCCATGCAGACCATCAAAGACACCGTCCACAAGGGCGTCAAAGCTGCGCTACATCCAACCCGCCGCAAGATCATCTTCAATGGCACAGCCTTCAACAAGAACGATGTGCTCTATGTCGCAGTCGAGTCTGGCGCTTGGCACGTCAACGTCTGGCCGGTGTGTGAGAGGTTCCCCTGCACACGCGAAGAGTTCCGAGGTTCCTGGGAAGATCGCTTCACCTATGACTTCGTCTACGAGGAATACCGGTCAGCTTTGCTCGAGGGCGAACTTGCGTCCTTCATGCAGGAGTACATGCTGCGGATTTCCTCCGAGGAAGACCGCCTGGTCCAAGACACCGAGATACGCTGGTACACCCGCACCAGTTTGCTGGAGCGTAAGCATCAGTACAACTTCTACATCACCACGGACTTTGCCACCAAAGCCAAAGAGTCTTCCGACAATTCAGTGATCTCTGTTTGGGCTTACAACGCCAATGGGGATTGGTTCTGGGTCGATGGCATCTGCGCCAAGCAAACCATGGATAAGAACATCGACGACCTGTTCAGACTGGTTCAGATGTACTCTCCGCAGCAGGTGGGCGTTGAGATCTCCGGCCAGCAATATGCCTTCATCACCTGGATCCAGAATGAGATGATGAACCGCAACATCTGGTTCAACTTTGCCATGGGCAAGAACAACCAGCCAGGGATCCAACCGATCGCAGACAAGCTGTCGCGCTTCAACGTGGTGCTGCCTTGGTTCAAGGCTGGCAAGATGTATTTCCCCAAAGAGCTCAAGGCTTCGCTGATCGTAGCCGAGTTCCTGGCCGAACTGATGATGGCCACAACATCTGGTTTCAAAAGCAAGTACGATGATTGCCTGGACACCATATCCATGCTGGCGTATCTTAAGACTTGGAAGCCTTCTGAAGCCTCTCCCCTAGTTCCCAAAAACGGCCATTGGGAAAATGAAGGTGAGTTCGATGGGCAGTCTAACCCCCTCTCCTCGTATATCTATTGACCCGGCTTAGCAGGAGCTCCGTCCATGAATGTTGGTGATCTCTTTCAGGAGCTCTCGTCCGGTGAGTTGCGCAACCTGTATATGGGAGCCGAAGGTGTTGGTGAGCTGAAGGAAGCTGACAAAGCCCGTGTTGTGGTGTTTGCCAACCGAGCTCTCTCACGACTGTTCACCAAGTTTGTGGCCCGCCGGTTGTTCGTGGATCTGGTTCAGATCGCTGATCGCAAGGTCTATGCCATCCGAGTTGAGCATGCTGTGAGCAATACCAGCATTTCCAACACAGCGCCGCGGTACTTGATCGACGCGTCAGATGATCCCTTCACCGACCGGCTGATCAAGGTGATCGCTGTGCGTCCTGAGCCAACTGACGAAGTGCCCTGCCCCGAGAATGTGCTGGTCAACGACAATGCTCTTGGTGTGCTGAAGCTGCTGTCCTACGACAAGCTGTACTTTGCTGAGCCGGTGCTCGGTGCCTCCTTCGAACTTGAGTTGCAGATGGATCACCCCAAGCTGTCCGTGCCTCCACTGGATACCGAGCGATTGGAAATTCCACCTGCTTTGGTTGAAGCTTTGCAGGTGAAGATTGCGGCCGATGTCTATGGGTCAATGAACGGGGTGGAGAACACCAACAAGTCAGCGATGCTGGATGCCAAGTTCGAGGCACTGGTTCGATCGGTTGAAGAGCAGGATCTGCTGCAAAGCACAACGAGCGCTGTGAACGACCGGCTCCTCAAAGGAGGCTTCCGGTAATGGGCGTTACCAACATCCAGTTCTGGGCTGACACACTTGAAGTCACCCGGCTGCCTGACATCACGCAAGGCGTGGCACTGCTGGAGTCACGCTCTATTGCAGCGGCAACTCTGCTGTCTACGACGATCCAGACCACTGGTGACCGGATTGATGCCAACGTCGCAGCCACATCCGCTGCTCGTGTAGAAGCCAGCTCTGCTCTCGCCAATGCCAACGCAGCCCGTGCTGCTGTTGGTTCAGATACCACGGCAACGCGGGCTTACGTTGATTCTTTGGTGGCTGTCTTGCGCACCGATGTAACGGCTCAAGTGGTTGCCGCAAAGACAGTTTTGCAGGGAACCCTTGGCGCTCAGGTCACTTCTGAAATTGCAGTCATCACTCCGAACATGGATGCAAAACTTACTGCGGCAGTAGCAGCTGCGGAAGCCGGTCAAGCGCTGATCACCACGCAGATCTCGGCTTTTGATGCAGCAGCAAACAACGTCCTGAGCGGAGTGGTTCCCCTCCTCACCGATCTACAAAATGTTATGTCAAGTAAGCTCAATGGGCTCGACAGCAGATTTACCCTTCTGATGACGGACTTTGCCCAAAACAGCTTTATGGGGGCTCTTGATGGAGTCCGTGTTTCAGCTGGACAGGCCTCAGCCGCCAGCGCATCTGCTGCCAATGTCAGCGCTACGGATGCTGGAAACTCTGCGACGAGCTCTTTGGCTTCGATGGTCGCTGCAAGTTTGTCGATCACTTCGGCGCCAGTTCTGCCCCACGATTTTCAGAGTGGTAAAGCCCACTGGACATCGGCGATCATAGGCGGCCCAAGCTCTGTTATAGACCCAGCGGGCACAATCGTTGCCGACACGGAAATGGGTCAGTCGCTGGAAACCACTT